GCATGCCAGTATCGGGGTCTACACCAACACTAATTCCGCCAGAACCTTGCGCTATTCGTTGAGTGTAGTCCTTCGCCATATTAGCCTCAGGCGATCCCTCACCAAATTGCTCAACAACTCGCTGATAGCCTTGCATAGCCTTTTCTAAATTATTATATGTTGGCGCAGGTCCACGCAAAGCCTTTTGTCTCTGAGCTTCAAGAAGAGCCTGCCTATAAGGCAACATCCCAACATTTCCTTGCTGCAGCGCCAAGCCACTTTGCGCCATAGGCTCTGCATATTGAGCCCTCACACCTTGAATCTTATTTGAAAGCTGCTTCGCTAATAGTTCTTCAGCAAGATTCTTTGGCTTAAATTTGGTTTCCTGATATTTATTAGCCAAATCAAAACCAGAACCAATCGAACCAGCCAAATCAAACCCGCCCATGTCTTGCGACGTCAGCTTAAAAGGTACACCAGGCAAATTTAAAGCCATGATTACTTACCCCCACCGTACATTGACGACCCAAGTCCGCCACCAAGCAAGCCTCCAACCGGTCCACCTGCCAACCACCCAAGACCAGCGCCACCAGCCTTAAGTAGGTTTGACATCATATTGCTTCGGTTGGCGTTCTGCCCGGCCTGACCAGCAAAAGCATACTGACCCTGAGTCCCCAAGACATTCCCAAGGTTCTGGCCGTAACCGGTTGACGCATCAAACCCTTGCTGCTGCATTTTCTGCTGTCCCTGCTGGCCAAGACCAAACAAGTCCATTACGTGCTGCATGTATTGGTCATAGTCCTGGGAAGAAATGTTGTTAGCAGTCTCCATTTGCTGCTGTTGGTCTTGTGGCAATCCAAGTTGACCGCCAGCTGCCGCAGCATTTTGACCGGCCCCTAAAGCCTGCTGCAATTTATACTGGTAACCCGGGCTTTCTTTGTAGCCTTGGCCCATCTTCGCGTAAAAATCACCTGGGTTTTGAGTCAATTGGCTATATTGGTCAGTAAGCTGCTTTCCAGCTTCTTGGCCACCCTGAATATAAGGCTGATAATATGGGCTCATCGCGCCAGGAATTTTTGATAGGTAATCGTTCGCGCTGTTGGCGGGGTTTTTTCCGCCACCAATAAGACTGCTAAGCCATGACATAATATGCTCCTTAAACCACAGTGAATACTTTAAATGTAGGGACGCCAGCAACCAATATAGCAACCTTCAGCTCGTCTGTATCAGAATCATAAATAATCGTTCCAGCGGCACATGTATAAGGTCCTGCAACCAATGGATCAACCGGGTCCCTTTCTCTATTGTCCTGAATAATCGTGATATCTGACGTGCTCTGACTAGGTGCAACCAACCCCTCACTACCGAAGTTATCCTGCAACGACGTAATCAAAGACTGTCTAAATGTCAGCTCATCATCAGTGGCAAACCCATCCTCACGAACAATCGGACCAGTCGGAAGATTAGGAACTCTAATCACATCAACCATTATTGATAAACCTCTATCTGCCCGTCCAAAACAACGAATCGCCCATAACCATTAAATCTAATCTGAAAAGTGGCATCGTTAGCACGACCAAGACGCTGATAAATAAACCTACTGCGTCTCTTGCCGGTCGCATTCATATCCAGCCTCAATGAATTACCAAAACTCTCGCCACCATCCCTAGAAACAGATAAATCCACCGACTCAAGCGTATTGTCCTGCGTAACGCCATTAGGGGCACCATTTTCAATCGTAAACCCAAGGCTCTTGATAATGAATGGCAACTGACTAACGAGCCTAGAGGGCGGTGTAATTCGAATCCTGGGCAATGGCTGAATGTCATCATCGGCATATTGGGCATTTGTGTACTGCGTTCCAAATTGGAATAAATCGCCACCCTTAAAGCTAACGAAATAATATTGGTTGCCGAAAAACACCACATCGCAAGCAATGTGATAATCAAGCTTTTCATCTGTGACCGTGAAAAACTTGCCGGTGTTAATGTCGTAGGCATAACTCAAATTATCAGTGACAAACGTGAATTGATAAATTACATGACCATCCTGCCGAAACAAGAACCCACTGCAATTAGATGGGTTGCTCAGGCTCGCAAACTTAAAATCCATCCCATCAGTAGATATGGACTTAGCACTCCGGCCGTCGAATACCATTAATGTCGCACCTGACTGCTCGTTTCCAGCAAGCCACACCACATAATTATCTAAAGCGGAGATCGAAGACGCGTTTAATGTACCGTAATCAACATTGAATGTACTCGCTCGCTGATAAGGGAATTTAGCCGCCCCGATATCCTGCCACTGCTCGACAACATTGCGCCCAAAAATAAGGATGTTATTGCCGCCTCCGGGTGTTGGCACCGCGGCCTGTATGCTGTCTGGCTTGCTTTGTAAGGCTCCAACGTAACCATGGTTTGCAGTTGCTGGGTTTATATCCCACATGGTAGCGTCATTCTCGCCAGACAAATACCAGTTTTGAGAGCCTAGATTAGCAATGATTAACCTGCCGTTCTGAAATGAAACAAAGCCAGGGCTGCTAATTGGAAAAGTCCCGACCATGAAATCGACGTCAGAGCGCTGTAGCGGCAATAATGGCGTGCTCCAATTATACACATACAAGCGCGCTCCATCTGTAATAGCAATTTCCGCATTATTATTTTCTGAAATATAAACATCACCACTGCTTGTCGCTAGTCCGAGACCGAGTATCAGCGTTGCCTGTAGATTAATGTTAATTGAATAGACTTGAGCGCCCCACACGGCAATCATGATGTTGCCGCGAGAACTTGAATAAATCCCTCGGCCAGGACTATTTGGCGATGATGTGACGCTTTTATATCCTGCATATGGCACTAAAGCATTGTCAGAAATAATAAAATTGAATGTCTGCTCATCGCTTATTTTTGGATAGCGGCCAAACTGAGTGCCGCCAACCATCGCCAATGGGAGCTCTTGGATTTGTTGACGCAGATTAGGCGCTGGCATTATACCGTCCAGCCTTGGCCTATATTAATCTGCCCCCAGCCGAGACCATCCCTTCTATCCCCGGTAAAATAGCTCATTTTCTGAATGGACAAATCGCTAGGGCTAATATCCATTAACTTCTTCTCAATCGACCTGTACGTTTGCATGGTTGCCTCGGGCAGAGTCTGGCCATAGTCAGAGCATATGTAATTGGCCAATGCATGGCGCAGGTATTCCATGTAGTACAGGTCATAGGTTAGGCTCATGTCCTGCATTAGCGTAACATCGGTCAAACCAAATTTTCCGCTAATCTTAACGGTATAGACTTGATTTGGTTCAAAATATAAATAAATTCTTGTGCCGCCCAGCTCCCTTTCGTCTCGATAAGAGAATGGCAGGCTTTGTATGTTATCTACGCGCGGACTTCCAAAGAAATCACGGCGTGACATTTCTTGAAGCGGAAAACGAACATCACCTAAATTAAAGGTAATCGTATCAATTGCGAGCAGGTTATCAATAAAATACTCATCGGTTCCAGCGACTGTTGGGAAGCTATAGCGTTGATAATAGGGGATTAAGCGCAAGTCTAAACCTTTTACCTCTAACAACGCATTCAAAAGGTACAGTCCATCCGATGCCTGGGCACCACTGACGGTTTGCAGCTCTCGCGATACTATCCCGGAGAGATAGTATGCTTTTGTTATTAGATCTAATGCGGAAAAGGCCATTACTTAATCCCTATTAATAACTAGATAACGAAGTCGTACCCAGCAACGTTTACAGCAACAGCACTGTCAGCATTTGATACTTTGTAATCAACTTCTGGAACAGAAGAAGTTACTTTAGACATCACAACTACATTGCCGGTCACTATAACGGAGGTTACTTGACCTGTGATTGTAACGGCATCGCCAACGCCATTGCCTGGGGTCATCTTCAGAGTGCGCGAAGCGGCACCAGGAGTGAAGGCGAAATCTATTGCTACTGGAATTCCATCAACTGCCGGAACAAAGTCAGATAAGTTAACGGCGGTATATGATGTAGCTGCGCCCGCAGTTACAGCGGTTGCTTGTGGGGCATCGTATGCAAATTTACGATATCCACTGTTACCTGCGCTCCATAATCCAAGCAAAATATCAGATGTAGCATCTGTCGCAACATATCCTATTAATGCGAATGCGCTATAACCAAATGGCATTGTAGGGGCTGTAGCTGACAGTGAAAACATTGCGCCAACTGCTTGTTGGGTGATTGGATCTGCAACCAAATGCACCGCGTACACAGTACTAGCTGCTACAGTCCCTGTATCTAAGCCATTCAAACCAGCATCGGTAATATCAGGGCTTAACACAGCATCACTAATTATTTGATAAACTCCAGTGGAGTCCATAATTGACCCTATGGCAATGTCAATTATCTCATCAGGGGTAACTGAATCATTGCTAATCCGCAAACCATTGGCATATTTCCATGGCTCTTGTCCAAACTGCACACTTGAAACTGGCATGATTATTTCCTTACATTAAGTTAATGGCGCCGAAGCGCCACAAATGTTGACTACAGGGGCAGAATTAATCGCATAGAGTTCTCTGAGACCAATGTGCTACCGTGAATTTCGTCCCTAACATATGCTCGGTTATTTTGCCCGAACTGTGAGCCGAAATAATGACGGATGCTTGCGCCTGAATCTTCATCCTGCATATTAACAGTAGTGAATGGTGACTCATCAGGAAGCTGAGGCATAGCCAAGTAATATTGGTTACCAGAATGCAACAAACCAGCCTTATGAGATGGCAATGGAGTTACGGTCATGCCAGCAACAATCGCATTATTCAAGTTTTGATTTGCATTTTGAGCTGAAACCAAACCAACACCATTGATTGTTTGAATACTAACAGTAACCGCTCCGCCGACAGTTGCGGCATCAGCAATCGCTCTAAACTGAACTGGCTGTTGAGTTACGCTATGACCAATAAAGCTCAAGAAGCGCATGTTAGGCTTACCAGATACGCCGTCATTGAACTGGAACAAGTCACCAGCTTTAATTGCGTTTGCGTCTGAACCTGAAGTTGGCTCGCTAAATGTAATGGTTGTTATGTTAGCGCCAGTTGGATCATTAGTGCTTACAACAGTCATCACATTATTAGGACTGGCAGTGTCGCCAATCGTACCAGAAACATGACTTGGCAACAGGTTAGAACTGAACCATTCACAACCACCGAAAGCCCCTAATTCCCAAGACATAGCAGCTTCATTGTTGCGATTAACAGCGAATTGGTTTAAGCCAGTACCAACGATTGCAGGAATCGCAGTAGTAGGCAGAACGCCGTGCATCTTATCTTTAGCAGAGCCAAAGTCATTGAAGTTAGCGATTGCTTGAGCCAATTGTGTGTAGCTATTGATTGGCGTAACACCATCACCGTAAAAGCGGAAAGGACCACTGTTAACCTGTGCTGCACCGAAGCTAGCGTTTTGTGGGTCGTTGATTACAACGCCTGAAACGATGTTCTTCAGTACGTCAGCTTCAATTTTAGAACCAAGCTCAAGCATTGCGGCCTTACCAAAACGGTCCATGTATTCTTCAACGTTGAAGATGAACTGTTGGTCGGTGTATCCGGCAGACACGTTGAATGCTTGTGAGCAAACGAGTGATTGCACGCGCTGAGTAGATGGTTGTTGAGTGATTTGAAGACCAGCATAAGTCATATAACGTGGTGATGTATCAAAAGTTACAGTGTCACCAAGGTTAGCTACAAGCTTGTTAAAGTCTTTGAATTTCTTGTTAGATTGGTTGATAGCATAGAAGCTATTCAACAACCAGGCGAGCTCAGCCTTTTGATAGGTCTGGACCGCCTGTAAAACGTTTGTAGGTGTAGACATCGTTATTACTCCGAAAAAAGTTAATTTTCAGGAGTTGCAAGCGTTATCTAGAGGCATTAACCTCGGAACATCTTCCGGAAGTCTTTAACACTCATCGAGCCGCTGTCAATTCCTGCGTTGCTCGAAGTTTTAATCTGACCTAAAGGCTCTTTCGCTGATTTATCATTAGCTAAGGCATCTTGATTTTGCTTAATCGAATTGCTCAGCTCGTGCATTTGGCGTGCGGCTAACTTAGGTTGAGCATGCATCAGCATCATTAGATTGCCCATCTTTTGTGGGTTATCTAACAATTCAGCCATGATGTCACCTGTATTCTCCATGGAATTTGCCATTTGTACGAGAGGGGCAAGAGACGAATAATCTAAATCATTAAGCTTAGCTTCTAATCCAGGGTGACGTTCTTCAGCGGCTTGCATCTTTGCAACAAACGAATCTACTGTTTGTTGAGTTTGCAGCTGTTGCACGTGGTCTTGTATAGCTTGTGGGGC